TCGAGATCGCCAATCTTTGCAATGCAATTTTTGATGATCTCGTCTTTTTGCCAATTTTGCCGCTGATAATTTACAGCAACATCAAGCAAATATTCAAAGTCAGTAATTTCGGCTAACATCCGCGCCTGAATCTCAAGATAAAGTTGATCTTCAAGCGTTTCTGTTATGGTTAGCCAATCATCCCAAGGCATAGCAAGAAATCCTCCTATATTGGGTATAGGCTTACTTTTGGGGAATTAGTAAGCCTATATTTTGCAGAGAAGGCACTGACCACCAGATGCCTTATCCTTAACATATCTTAAAGTTATGTAACAGGCCATAACTTTTCCTTAACCAAGGCGACAATTTCATTATCAATGTCTGTCTCCGTAGAAGCCGCATAGTCCTCAAGCAATCCAACAACGAGAGATTTTACCGCGTTGGATTTGACGAAGAACTTCAGTATTGGCTTGATAAATCTAATCATGTTTTTGTAATATATTCTTCCCAACTCTAATCAAGTTTGCTAGTTTTAGCAAAAAGGTCTTTTTATGGCTGAAGATACTGCCAAAGAAGTAGAACAAGAAGAACCGCAACAAGGTAATTCAATTCTTTCAAACCTTGTCCAGATGATTATACTTTTTTGGAGTTTGGGGGTCATTTCTTTTGCGTACTTCGGAAATTCAACCCGACAAATTGATACGACATTCGCGGCTGGGTTGCTGTCAGCAGTGATGTCAAACATGGGACTACAAGTAAAATCTGCTACAAATGGCAAAAAGAAACTTGGTAAGGTTAATATAGTAGATAACAAAAACTCGAAAGTAGGTATCAAATGAAAAAGCTATTATTACTTGCCGCCCTTTGTGTCCCAACTGCGGCTTACTGCGACATTCAGAGTACTATCACCTCATCAGTCAAACTGGAATCCCTATCGGCGGCAACTTCTGCTGATAAACTGGGATCTAGTTACAGCATAAGCGGTACAAATATAACAACTACAAGCGGTGACGCTGCAAGCGTAGGTGGCTTTGGATCTGTTACAAATGGAGTTCCCGCAGTAACTATGCCAAGTGCGACACAAACTACCGCTGGTGAAACTTTCAGCTTTACGCAATCTTACCTTGAGGGTGATGCTACTGCTGGATCAGCCCCAACTGTTGGAACTGTAGGCAACTTCAGTGATTTAACTTCAACTGCCGCTGGTTCAGTTGGCACGGCAGCCGTCACTTTAGATCATCACACAATGTCTCTTACAGGTGGAACAGGAACAGGGGTTGTTCTTACTGGTCAATTTGTTACAGATTTAACTGTTGATTGATGTGGAAATATCTTCTTTTTATATTTTTTGTTAGTCCAGCACACGCAATTCCTGTCGTGCCAAATTTTACAAGTGCTACAAGTACAAGTCGAAGCGTCACCACAAATAATTTGACAGAAAATATTCGAGAAGTTCGCTACAATTCAGGCTATACCTACTCAGTCACAGGATCTGGGATATCTTGCGGAAATTGCGACACAATTTCTATGCCCAACGCAACCGTTACTGAAACCATCAATGGAACGACTTATGAATGGACTGGTTTAAATATGGATCAAAAACCAAACTGGCAGCAAACCACTCAAGGGAATGCTTTTCAGTTTTCAGAGTTTTACAAAGGACCTTCTTTGGAAAGCGTGATCGATATAACAAGAACGGTTCAGTCAGAGGTGGTTACAGATACCACCATTATCTTCTCCAATTAATAAGTCTTTTTTCTTGTTTGCCAAGTTACGCAAACACCTCAGCAGTTGCCAATCCTCAGTCAAATACAAGTTCTTCAGTTTCTAATTTTGCAACCCAAGTTTTGACGGGACCAATGACTGAGAATACTTATGGAAACGGAATCAAATGCTCAGGAGCTACTCTTAGCGTCAGCCCATTTGCAACGACCTCAGTAGCAATCAAACGACCCCAAGACTATATTTATCACACGCCAGTCTATAACGAGGCTACAGACGAAGATGGAAACCTCACAAACGCTGGTGAGATTCTCTACTACAGAGAAAACTATAGCGGCAACAAAGATGCCACTTCTTTTAATTTTGGGATAGCTGCCACAATATCTGTTCCATTGGATAAGCGTTTTCAAAATGCTTGCCTCAAAAGTGCAACCACTCAGGAAAAGATAATGCGGCAACAATTATCAACAGCCAGATTAAACTACGAATTGGCCAGATTAAAAAATTGCCATGAACTCAGAGTCAGTGGTGCTGAATATTCAAAAGACAGTGACTACTATGGCCTTTGTTCAGATATAGTTAGTAAACCTAAAATGAACCAAGTTATCCCTCATACACACAAAATTGAGCTAAATCAGTAAATTTAGTCCACTCAGAATCGCCTGTAAGGGCCTTGTAATTTACCTTGCTTATGTTTGTGCCTTTGATTTGTCCTTAGATTTAGTCAAACGCTTTATGGCAGTCTTGATGAGGTTCTTGAGCAAATTGGCTATGATAGGAGAACTAGCCGCAGTAACAGCAATAATTGAAGTATTAACAAGAACAGGAGTGCTAGGAATCCATTTCTCGATAAATGTTGAATCTCTGAGGATTTCATAGCAACGGCCATTTCTTACAGAGTGACCAACAACGACTTGTAATTTAAGGTCGTTGGGATAGCTTCCTACTGGAATGTTATCCTCAGACGGACATTTTATAAAGAACTCTTTATCTTTTTTGACTTTGGGTTTATATTCTGGTGGTTGAGGTGCATCAGGTTGCTTTTGCTCTGGTTGTTTTACAGGATCGGTTGGTATAAATTTGTCAGGGTTATATTCCAAAGGTTCAAAAGAAGGAATATTGACAACAGGATATTCAAGTTTTGGTTTGTCAATTAAATCAAGAGTTGTTGGATATTGTTCCCAAGTTTTTATTTTTGGAATATATATTTCCTTTATTTGTATCTGCGGAATGTTAATTCTGGGTATTTCCAAGAGGGCTTACCTTTTTCTTTGGAATTTCTATCGATGGACCTGTGAAATCTGGGAGAGTGTTTTTCATGACATCGGGCATTTTATTTTCTAAACTTCCCATCAATTTATTTTTAAGTGTTCTCTCAAACTCAGGACTTTGCATATACCTTATAGCTACAAAACCAAAAGCAGCCATTGACCCAGATAATAAAAGAGACAATAATGAAGCTACCTGACAAATTTTATTAAACATATGTGGAAAGAAGCGTTTATTAAAGCCCTAGCACCCATAACTTTGATGTGCCTGTTTTTGCTTGTAGGACTTGCCCCATTATATCTAATTGGTGGATTAATGACTAAACAGCTGCACGAAAAGGTTAATTAACTGTTTCTGTAGTAAATTCTTTTCTTTCTTCTTGTCCTTGAAGTTCTTTTATTCTTTCACCACAAGAAAAAGCTTTCATTTTTAAAGATTCTTTTGCAACATTAAGCTCATTTATTTTGTCTTGAATTTTATTAAATTCATCAACTGCAACTTGCATTTCAAGTTTTAGTTGATCAATTCGTTTTTGATTTTTCATAATTTTAAGAAGATTTGTTTGCAATTAAATATGTTTTGTATGCAGCTTTTACATCAGTAGTCCACACGGCATTACATACTGCTTTAATTTCATCTGCAATTGCAGTGATACCATCAGGTTCTTTATCAAGTGGATTATCAACTAAATTATCAGAACCATCTAACGTACCAGCTTGCAGTACAAATCTTTCAAAAGATCTTGTTAATTCTGTGCCATCTTTTTTGATGACTGTTGCTTTACGAACTTGCACCGCTTTATAAATACCAATAACTTCAATTTTGTCGTATTCAATTGATTCTGTAAGTGCCATTAGGATTAATCTCCGATTAAAACAGGTTTAGGCTTAGTTTAAAGACGTAGCTCGGTCTTATGTGGCATAAGTAAAGGCAAATTGTAAAGTTCCACTTGTGTTACAACCAGAATAAGCCAAATTGTTTGCACCCCTCAGCAAAGCTATTAGAGTGGAAGTCATATTTACATTATCAAATTCCTCAAGATGAGACTGAGGTAGTAGAGTAACAGTAGCTCCAAATGTGAAATGTGCTGCACTATGCGTAGCATCAGCAGTAAAAGGCAAATTTCCAATAGCTATAGCAGAGCTATCTCCAGTATCTAAACCAGAACTTACAGAGATCGTACCAGTTAAATAAACCATTCTGCCTATCTTTGTATATCTTCCTGTTTGAGTACTGTAGGTAGGTGCACTTATATTAAAAAATGAAGGAGTCCAAGTACCTTCTTCATAGTCGTTCAAAATTGCACTAGCAGAACCAGAAGCAGAACCGCTTGCAGCACTAAAGTCAATTCCATGACCAGAAGTTCCAATTACTAAATCACCATCTTTAATAGTTAGATCACCAGTTGAATCTATGGATGCTTTTTCACTCATTCCATTAGTTGTATCAGTCCAAAACTCTAATCTGCTGTTACCACTAGCATCTTCAGCCTGTGAGACTATTGCACTGTCCGCAGCAGTGCTTGTTGTAGAAGACGTGAATTGTAATGATGACTGAGTAGTATTTCCTGAAGTATTTGTATTTAAAAGCCTCATTACGGCATCTGAAGCATTTACAAAATCATCTGATGTACTTCTTTCTACTTCAAATTTGATTCCATTAGTAGCAGGAGTACCACCTATTCTAATGGCATCTGAACTTGCATCTAAATGAAATAAGTTTGCGTCTGCATCACCTTCGATCCTAAAATCTACATCAGCACCACTATCATTAAATATGGTTGCAGATCCAAGCTCCATTCTCTCAACACCACCAGTAGCCACATTAAATTTATCAGCAGCAGAGCTAAAAATACCTGTGTTCAGATCATCCCTGAAAGCCAGTGCTGGTGTACTTGCAGAGCCATCTTCAAGAGTTAAAGTTCCGTCAAGTTGTAAAAGTTCGATCCATGCGTTATTAGCTGAGTTTCTTATTTTCAATACAGCGTTACTTGTATCAGCCCACCATTGGTAAGCGTATGTTGTTGCTGGACTAGATGAGTTTGAATTATTACTTACAATCGCTGCGAGGGCATTGTTTAAATCTGTTCTAAAGGCCGCGCCTGAAGCATTATCAAGTATATAATCATGTGTTGCCATTACTTAATCCTTTTTATTTAAGTATATATTAATTGATAACTTAAATATAAACACATTTATGATCCTTTACCAAACCCGATGGCTGTATATTTAAAACTCAAATCTTTAAAACCACTAGCATTTTTTGTTTCAATAACAAATTGTGTTCCAGTTATTGAAGTTATATTGAAAAAATCTCCACTTGCAGCGCCTTCAAGAGTTATCCCGATAGTAGGCAAAAAGGCAGAAGTTGACCCTCCAAGAGAACCAGTGCCTGCAAAAAACGGACTTGCAAATGTCACTGTTTTAGCTGAATTATTTGTCGCACATTGACTGGCAATAGCAGTATTTACAGTTTCTGTTCTACGTTTAACACTTGCTTCAAATCCAAGCTCCTCTATTTTTATATTTTGTGCAGGATCGTTTGATGTTAGTTCTGTTTTAAATTTAAATCCTCTACCTTTATATTCTCCATTAGTAAAAGTGTTAAATTGAGTAAAGTTTGCTCCATAAGTACAAGATGTTCCACTTGAAATTGTTGCACTTGTAGCTGAAGTAACAGTAAATGTGGTTGTAGAGGGAACAGTTTGAATTTCATAATTACCATCTGTCGCACTGCCAGCAGTAAAATCAATAACAACAAAATCGCCTACAGAATAACCATGCGAAGATTTAGTTATGGTAATAGTTGTCCCGCTTTGCCCGTAGGTGGCAGAAACAGAAGTTGCAGGGTCGATATCAGTTGTAGCAACTAATAATTTTGCATTCACATCATCTGCTTTGGTTCCATCAAAATCTGTCCAAGTATTGATATTTGCAGTTCTTGAATCAATCAAATCATTAGGTAAAATTCCAAATGTGAGGAATCTTCTTTTTAGAGTTAAATTAAATATTGCTCCTAAATCAACTTTATTTTGAAACTCATAACTGCCACTTGAATTAATAGGCCCAGCAAAATCAATATTTGATAAATCATCAATGTTTTGTGTCACATCATCAATTAATAATGTTCCATCAAGTAGTAAACCATCTAAATCGGCATCAAAAAATGTATTAACTTTGGTTCCTTGAAATGGTGGAGAGTCTGTATCTTCTCTTTCAGTTAAAATTACTTGATTAGGTTGTGGATCTGGTTGTGTAACAATTACTCTTGCCGCATTTTCAGATTTACGCCCCCCATCATCAATAAATTTAATTGAATATGTTCCAGTCAAAGCTGGAACTAATGTTTCTGTAACACTTCCAGACAGTCTTTGTATAATTTCAGTAGAGTTTTGAAATGTTGCTGTTGTCCTATCAACAGAGGGTGTATGTCTGACGGATATAGTACCACCGTGCAAAACGTCAACATCAGTTGAAGGGTTGAAACGTAATCTTACATAATCACTTGATACAGGTTCTAATGTTAGTCCAGAAGGATCGGCTGGAAGTGCAGTTTTACCAAAAGCAGTAAAAGAAAATGTTGAAGTGCTAGAACTAAGTTTACCAAGACTATTAATAGATTTAACAGCAAATTTGTAAGATCCTAATCTTGATTCAAATATTTCAAAATCTGGTCTAGCAACTCTTAGTCTTTCGGGATTATCATTTTCAAATTGAAATTCAACAAGATACTCCTTTACTCCTGATATTGGTTCCCATGAAAGGAATATTTTAGACACTGCACGATTATTTAAAACAACAATTTGTTCTGATGCTGTTAAGTTACTTGGTGATGGTTTTTCATCTAATAAAGTTGTTATGACCTTTGGATTGAAAGGAACTGTAGTATCTTCAACTTGTGAATACTTATTAGCATCATGAATAATTGCTGAAATTTTATATTCACAATGGTTAACCTCCTCTACACTTAAAACTCTGAAAATTTGCATTTTAACAGATGGGCTTTCAATAGCGTAAACACTGTTTGCCTGAGGAATTGATGAAAATGCAGAAGAAACAGTTATTGTTGTTCCATCTATAGAACTTATAACTCTTGATTCTATTGTTCCATCTGATAAAACAACACTTAAAGTAGCACCAGAATTATGTGTTAAGTCATTTCCATCTATTGATCTTCTATCCACAATAATTTGTGTAGTTGAAACTCCTGTATTAATACGACCACCTTTTCTAACCCCTGCCTTAAGACTGTCTGCAATACCGATAATTGTTGAAGGTCTAACTACAACACCAGCCTCTAAAGTAGCTTTAAAAGTTACAGTTTCTACTTCTTTAAGATTTGAGTATAAAAACCATCTTGCAAGTCGGTTCGCCTGACCTCTTGAAGTGCAAGCAAAAGATTTAAGAGTTTTTCTTATTTTTCCAAATTTTGATGTATAACCTGATAATGCAGTTATATCATCTGCACTTATAAATTCAAAATCTAAATCTTGGGTGTCATTATCAAAATACGAAACTTCAACCTCGGTATATTTTGTTTTAGAACCTATACCAGCATAAGTAAAACCCTCCTGACTGACATTTGCATTTGTAAATATGTATTGAGCATCTGAAGTATTTGTTGAAGTATTTGTTGGTCTATCTTGAGATATTGTAAGTGAGCCGACACTATAAAACGGCATAGCTCTCATAACTGAGCACAGATCATTAATTATTGAAAAAGCACTGTTTTTACGATTTAAAATTACATTGCAACTAAATCGTGGTTCAGTTCTGTTTTTTATCGGATCTGTTATTAATTCACTTGCATAAGCACTTGCAGAGTAAAAACTAAAAACATCGAGTGTATCCTCATCAACAACACCATCTGACCCACCAAAACCCTTATCTGTAGTTAACAAATCATATAAGATCCAAGCAGGATCTGAACACCACTCTTTGTCTGTTTTGAATGTTCCATTGAATGTATAGCTATCTGGATATATAACCCTTCCATTGTTGCTGTCTATTGTCGTTCCATGCGGTACTTTGATCTTAGTACCCTTGACCCTGTACATACGTCTTGGATAGCTTTGAAATTCTTGTGCATTAAATCTTAATGCAACATAAGCAAAGCCCTGATATGATCTTGTATCTGTATTTATTTCTGTGTAACTCAACCAAGTTGTGAGATTTTGTAATCTTGTATCTGTTGTGTCATCTGTATTTCTTATGACTGTTAATGTCAAAGGAAAATTCATTGTTCTTTCAAAAACAATTTCTAAATCTTTTATATATGGACTTGTGGCCTTTCCATTTGTTACATCTAAAATTACAGGATTATTTACAGTACCATTATTTTCTGTAATTCTTACAGAAACTTTAAACTCCGCCCCAACAATATCTCCATCATCTTTAAATTCTTGTAATGAGGGAGTTTGAATTGTTACTCTAATTTTATCAACGCTCGTGTCAGAGATAGTTCTCGATAATCCAACGCTGGTTTTAACACTACAATCACCAGCAAAAGACTCATCTTCAAAAGTCGTATTTACAACAAAAGAACTTGATGTTGGTATTGAAAGAATGTTTTGAGTTTGAGGTTTCTCTGTAAGACTTACGGCAGATGCCGTTGTATTCTCCCAATGTATAACTTCGCCCACAGAATACCCATGCGCCCCGCCTGTTAAAGCAACGAGCATTTGATTTACACCTAAATTGACAGTTACTCCATCAATACTTGTTGTTTGACCACCACCACCAGCAAGCGTGTAAGTACCTGTTTTTGTTGAAGTGAAAGGTGAATTTGTTAAAGAAACACCAACAGGAATTGTGCTTTCAGTCGCATTTATTTCTTGTAATGCTGTTTGATCGCTAGCACCATTTTTAAAAAATACATCTACATTTGAAAAATTTTCATCACCTGTTGAATTTTGTAAGGGTGTTGAATCTAGAAAAACATTTTTCCTAAAAGTATCTGTTCCCTCTCCACCGTCATCCAGTATTGAATCAATTTCTCCGTATCCAAGTAAATCAATAACTGTTGCAAATTGTTTACTGCGCAAACCCCCATCTATAAGGTCAGGATCGACTACTCTTCCATCGGGATCTTTTCCAAATAATTGATCGTCAACTAATTTAGCCATTAGGTCAAACTCTTTCTAACTTGTGCAGTATCAACACCTGAACTAATAATAATTGAACCAGTAAAAACAACACCATAAATAATAGGAATAGGAACACCTGCATTTGATACGTTTTGGATACCGCTAAAACTATATGACCCTCTGATGCTTGGATCAGTATCACCAACAGAGGAAAAATCTAAACTCGGAGGATCAGGACTTAATAGATCACTTGCAAGAGACAATGCACCAACTGTAAGCAACCGACTCCAACCACCTGTTACAAAAGCAGTTACAAGTGGAATAGCATTATCAACAACAAAATTCACAGCATCTTTAGCTAAATTAAATGCCCCCTTTATGACATCTCGAACAATTTTTGCACCAACAGCAACAGGAATTATATGAATCTCACCTTGTCCTCTTAAATTTAAAAAATCTTGAGATATAACACGACCACCCATTTTTACTTTATATATTTGTTGATTCATATGTTTCTCTATACCTTCAAAATTAGCTTTCAAAAAATTAAAAGCTTGCTGTGGTGAACTGACAGCAGCTTCAAAATATGTTTTTCCTAAAAATTTTCTTAATTTTCCATAAACTTTAATTTTTCTAAGCTGCATATCTATAAACTCCTCTCAGTGTTTTTTGATACTTTAAACCAAAAAGTTCTCTACAGCTTAAAGCCCTAATACTATGATTTAAAATCATCATATCACCAATATATAAAGCAACATGACTTAAAGAGTCTTTTTGGCCTTCAAAAAGTAAAACATCACCAACTTTTAAATTATCGTTAGTTTTTTGCTTTATAAAATTTAACTTTGGCAGAGCATATTCAAACTCAGGATTTTTAACAAAATCTTTTATATTTTTTGGTCTTTTCCAATATTTAATTTTTATATTTTTTGTTTCTTGAAACCAGTCTGTACAAATAGACCAGCAATCATATTTACCCCAAATAAACTTTCTTCCAATAAGTGATGGTGCTTTCCAACCACTCGGGTCAATACATTCCCAAGAATCATGTTCAATACTGTAAATATAATATGGAAATCCTATATGTTCACACGCTGCCTTATCTGTATCTGAAGCTATTGCAGAGCCTAGTGGATGACTATGAACCACACCTAAAATCTCGCCTTTATCCTCACATTCTTGCCAATCATCTGGATCTATCATAAAAAATTCATGCTTTCCCTCTGCTAAATTTTTACACGGCCAAAAAGTTTCCTTACCTTCGATAATTGCAAACAAACCACAAGCCTCATCAGGTTCTTGTTCTTTTGCATATTTTTTAAAAGATTTTTTCCATTCCATATTTAAAAATTAACAAATCGGCCAACATTAGGAAAGTCATCTCTTGTAACTAATTTTTTTGGCGCACTAACGCCACTTAAATCGAAACTGCTTATCATTTCAAATTGAACAATATCTCTGTTTTCTACTGATTTTTTATCAATAAAATAAACTTCCCTTGGTAATTCTGCTGTTGGGTCTGGAGTTCCGTAAGGATTTACATTGCTTGGAAAATTTGTTGCATCAAGAAATCTTGCAAGAGTTCTTATTCTTGTTAGTTTCGCACCTTGTAAATCAATAAACGGTGTTGTTTCATTAACAAGTTGCAAAATTGTTGTTATTGAACCTAATAAATTAGAAAATATTATATTAGGTCTTGGAAGTGTTCCTTTACCAGAATATTTAAAACCCGAAGCCTCACAAGGAAATTTTGTATAAGTATTTGATTGCCAAATAATATCAGTGCTGTCTTTCATATTATTTCCGCTATGAAATAAATACACAACTGGCACTGTGGGAGTAGAATTTACATTCATGGTTAAACTGCCACTTGTCGTTTGAGAATTTATTGCAGTGACAGTAAATTCATTTGTTGATTCAGTTTGAATTGTGTAAACGCCGTCAGTAGCATTTCCAGAGGTAAAGTTTAAAGGAATAATTGTACCAACTGACATTCCGTGACCATTTTGAGAAACTGTTATTGTTGTTCCAGACTGTGAATATGTCGACGTCATGGCAGTTTTTGTAAAATGAACATCAGCCTTTAATTCAATTGAGAATAACTCGACAATTGATTTATTTGTAAGTTCTTGTAATTCAGCAGTTGGAGTTGATGTCATTTAAGGCTCAAATACTTCTCTGAATGTAGTAGTAATTATTGCCCTGTTATTGTAAGGAATAGTTTTTGTCCAAGAATCACAAACATATTTGCCAGCTCCAGAAAGAGTGATTGATACATTTCCACTATTTGTTGCACTTGCCGCCGCCGTTACAGTAAAAGTGTCTGAATCAGCAGATGAGGCAACAGCAAAAACACCATCAGTTGCAGAGCCGCTTGTATAATCAATAGTCAAAACATCACCTATGGCAACCCCGTGTGATGTGATACTTATAGTCACAGTTGTTCCGCTTTGTGAATATGTGCCTGTTTTTGTGAAACCTTCCGCTGGTGGGGTAAATGTAAAACTCGCTTGATCATTCACTCTACTTCTTAAAAAGGCTTCTATGACATCTGATTCAGTCTCAGAAACATTAAAAGTAAGATCATATACTTTTGGGTCTTGAGTGAAAGGAATGCCATACAAAGCCCTAAATTCATACCCATCACCAAGCTGAGTTACTTTAACTTTAGGATTGCTTTTTTTTCGCATTCCATATGTGGGAGTGATTGAAGGAAAAGTAGCCATTATCGGTTAAGTAAACCTCCTGCTCTTGATTCTTGAATTAGTGTTGCTTGAACTATACCACCGATTAGATTTCCTAGCTGATCAGCCTCAGAACCATTACCTTCAACAGATGTACCAGATGCATCAACATTCACAGTAATCATATTATTTGTAGTAGCACCTCCACCGATTGCATTGTTTGGAATAATATTGCCACCTTTTGAACCTAGTTGTAGGATCTCAGGCCCACGCTCACCTACAAGATATGCACCACCAGCACTCACCGGCCCACCCATTGCTTTTTTCCCTCCAAAAATATTACCAAAGAATCCGCCAATTTTACCTCCTATACCCGAAACAGCTTGTTGAATAGCAACTTCAATTAGTTTTCTCTTTAATTGATTTAAAACGCCAACTGCGGCTTCGCCAAGAGTTTTTGTTCCTTCAACCGCACTTGTTAAATTTGAAACTATACCTTGTTCTATATCTTCTCCTATATCCGCAAATAATTTTTTTTGTTCGTCAAGTACATCATTTTGTGCCTGTAAAGCATTAGTTTTTGCTTCAAGTGTCAAAATACTTGTCGCTTCCATAACTCCAACTTTTGCAATCAAGTCCATTTCTCTATGTTTTTGTTCAATTTCTGTTTCATTACCTTCTAATCTTGCTGTTAATAATTCATTTTTTCTTGTGATAAGTTTTACTTGCTTATCAAATTCACTTGTTTCTGATTTTGTCTGTTTAAGTAATTTTGGAACTGTTGCATCTTGAGTCTGGGGTGTATCAATTTCAACTTGTAATTGTCCAGTTTGAAAACCAAATTTCTTTGTTAAATCAAGTTGTCTTTCTGCAAATACTTTTTGAAATTCTTGATTCCTTTCAAATGGGTTTGCAATGTTTCTAAGGTTTACTATCTCAACAGCTTCATCACGCGCTTGATCTTGTATTCTTTTTCTTGCGGCTTTATTAAGTCCTAAACCCGATTGTAATTTTGCAATATTTAACGCTTTATTTATTTGATTAATAACAGTAATTGTATTGTTCAGAACAGCTTTTAAAACAGGGTCAAGAACTTCTCCAAAGGTTCGCGCAAGAGTTTCAACACCATCAACAAGTGTACTAAATTTACCCGCTAAAGTAGTACTTTGAACAATAGCGCCGTTTGCATATTTACCACCCGCATCTGTTATTCGTTGTAAAGCTAAATTAACAGCATCAGCGCTTATTTTGCCGCCCTCTAACGCCTTTCTAAATTCATCCGCTGTAAAGCCATACATTTTTTGTAATTCGTCTTGTAAGCTTACACCTCTTTCTTGTAGCTGTAGCAATTCTTCCCCTTGCAATCTACCTTTCGCCTGTATTTGTCCGAAGGCTGTCGCTATACCGCCAAGATCGGCTCCTGTCGCACCCGCAACATCAGCTAGTCTTTTTGTGACGTCAACAAGTTCTTCTGTTTCAAATCCAAACGCTTTCAATCGTTTTGTTGTTTCTATAAGATCAGAACTTTTGAAAGGCGTTACAGCACCAAAAGCCTGTATTTCAGCAATAATTTTATTTGTATCCTCAAGCGAACCTGTAAGAACTTCTAAACTTTTTCTTTGACTTTCTATTTGTTGCGTATTAAAAATAACAAAAGATGCTGTTTTAAATAAAGAAAAACCTATCAATAGTTTTCTTACCGCCGCCCCTAATCTATTGACGCCCGCGCTTGCTGTTCTTGCCGCCGCACCCGTTTCTCTAAATCTTTTATTATTTCTTCGTACACTTTGTTCAAGTCTATCGGTTGTTGAACTTAATCTTTTTGAAA